TACTCCCTGTAGGTCTTGGTTTAGGGGGAGTAGGAGATAACACAAAAGTCACTCCGTATTATTTATAGTAACAAAAATTTACAAACTTGTCAAGCATGTCTGCTATCTTGATGTGGCACTCTCTATTAGGGTGTAAAGTATATGGGTTTATCAAATTTTTTTTCTCTAATTTGTCTATTCTAATTGAGTCACGAGTCCACATTGAATGATGGTAACTATCATTGTTTTGCATACTAAGTTTACTTAGAAGATCTCGTGGGTTATCATCACCCCATATCATGTTTGGACTTTTGTATGAATAATCATGATGATTGAAGGTATCAAACCAATAATTTCTTACACCGATCATGTGAAAATAATTATCCCAATGATTTATTTGTGTAGATAAACGTTGCACCTCTGCATCATGATCGTAATGATTTTCTCTAATATAATCGCCAATCTTCATGTAACTATGTTTTATTGAGTATGATACTGTGCCCCATTTATTGTCTTTTGGTTTCCAAAACTCACCTCTTGATGTTGATGTGATACCCCATAGCACTATAACCTCATCATATTTTTTATAATCATCAGTGTTAAAATATTCCTCTGCACATCTCATCTGAGATGCATTAGATCCTCCTCCTATTGCAAAATTTATATTTTTATAACCATGTCTTCTTGATAGTATGGTTCTAAAAGCAAATTCCTCATCAAGTTCATGAGTCATTGTGCTAAAGAAATCATCTTCAGACAAACCCTCTGTCGGATAGAATGATCCCTTACCTTTAGTCCAACTACATCCAAATGTAATCAGTGCTTTCACGTCTTTGGTAGATTAGGTGTAAGAACATTTTTTGTTACGTATTCTTTGAATGACAAACCCCAATCCCATACATGCATATCATGTAATTCAGGTGGTAAATCAACCAAACCTATTGATCTTTTCAATCTCCTAACCCAGAAAGAATTTGTTTTGTTTGAACTTCTGTTACCCAAATCAAAACCCTCCAAATCTTTTATTATTTGTATCTTATCTTGTATAGAGTATCTCCCATTAGCAGTCTTGATTGTTGTTGGATCATACCACCACTCTCCCTCTGGCACCCATCCTATCTCATCAATTCTATGGATAGTTCCGTCAGCACGTATTGTTTTTTTATAATACCATGTGGTTGGATCTTTTACCTCATTCCAACCCACTTTCCATATCTGATGCTCATCTTGTATGCCTGTGATAGGTCTGATTGTTGCTAGTAAATTGTAGCACTCTTCAAGTATCTCACTGTAAGTATTTTTGTCAGTAAAATGACCTGCCTGTGGATGTCTTTTGTTTCTAGCAATTTTTGATTTAGGTGATGTAAGATCAAGTCCAATAGTTTCCCAATTGTGTATTCTACTCCACCTCAATTTTGTTAATTGTCTTGCACAATCAAATGATATCTGATCTCTATTAGATCCTATCTTACTATACTTCCACCATAGATCATGAAACTTTGCCATCTCGTCATCTATCTGTCTCCATATGCAAGTAAGAACAGGAGAGCAATACTGTTTGAAATCATACTCAACCTCACTCAATGCATCAACAAGTTCTATAAACTGTTCTCTTGTATTGAAGTTGGCACCAAACCCTTCCATGACCTCATTATGAAATGTGAATCTATGAGGGTGCAACATGTGAGTCAATGGCACCTCTTTTAGTATCGCTTTACTTTTATCTACCCAATCTTTTGTGTGCACATAACACCCGTCCAACCACACCGTTTTAGATCCATTGGGGAATAATTTGTGAGGACATATCTTTGCGTAAGCAGACAACCTTCTAGGATCTCCCTCTACTTCATCATATACAAAATCTGGTATGTCTCTAAACTCCCATGCTCCTTTCTTTTCTACTTTACCGTCAGTGAAACAAACATATTTGACATTAGGATCGTAGTACATGTCATCAGGTATAGTATCATACCAGTTTGTTATGCTAGTATAGATTATTAATTGATCTTTTTCTGGATCATCCCATTCAATAGCGTATGAATATACACCAGCATCACCAAAGAAAGGTTCACTTGTAATACGATCTGTTCCTGTTCTATAATATTTTTTCCATTCATACAAACCAGTTACTTCTGTAAGTAAATCAACAAACTCAATGATGTCTACATCATCTTCATAATATTTGTAATCACCACACCTGTTGTTCCACCATTCACCTTCGGGTTTAGCATCTGTGAATTTGTTTAATAGATCTCTAGAGTATACAGTTTCACATTTTTGTGGGCAAAGTTGATACGCTACAGAGAATGCAAGTTGATCCCTTATGCCTCCTTTATTATACCATTCCCACCATGTTTTATTGAACTCATGGTCATTATAACTTCGCCAAATAATAGTGCACAGTGGTGAAAAATATTCCTCAAAATCAAACTCAGTTTCTGTAAGTTCAACAGTAAACTTAAGTATATCATCTGGATCTACCCACCCTTTACTGACGTACTCAGCACATTCCTCTAGATAAGAATGTTTATGAGGGTGTTGCATGTATGTAAAACCACCCTTACCTATTATTTCTTCACTTAGTTTTTTGAAATCATCATTTAGTAAGTGAACTTTTGATGCGTCAATATACACACTAGGTCCTTCAAAAGGACATAATATTTTATCTTTCCTACTACTTCTCACAGGATCACCAAGATCCTCCACCTCAGTTATGACCTTCACCCAAGATGGTGCTTGAAGATTTTCAATATAATTGTTGGTGTTTATAGTATAATAAATCATAATAAACCGTTCTTTTCCATAAGAAATCTATGGTCATATTTTGTATATAGTTTTGGATGTAGACCTGTAATTTGATGCATCTCGTATAACAATTCATCCTTCCTTAGAATTTGTTTTACATCTCCTCTTTGTGGGTGTTTACCTTTTCTACCAATTTTATTATAAAATCCAAGAGGTATACCTGATTGTCCCCTATTCTCAATGATTGATGGTATCAAATCAATTTCTTTGAGTGCTTTATCAAATGCGATCTGATCTCTATTGCAACCTACGAGTGACCACTCATACCATATTTCATTAAATTTTATAATCTCTGGTGTTATAGTTCTCCATATAATTGTTCCCAAAGGACTGCTATATTTTCTAAAATCATAACCACTATCTTTCAACTTCTGTGTCAAAGTGATAGCATCATCAAAGGAGAAGAAGGCACACAAAAAACCCTCCAATATTTCATCATAATATGAGAATTTTGATGGGTGTCTTAGTATTGTAAACGGGAAACGATGTATGCTATTGAAAATAAATTTATTAGTTTGTTGATAGCATGCATCAATCCAGATTGTTTTTGATCCGCTAGGAAAATATAAATGTGGATTTGCTTTAGGGTAAAATGATAATCTTCTTGGGCAATCTATATCCACATCAAGTTTGATATACTCCCATGGTTCGATACTTGTGTCAATGGTGCCATCATGAAAGCAAACATACCTAACGTCAGGGTGATAATAATTACTTGAAACAAACTCATCATAACCATTTGTAATACATGTGTACACTATAAGTTCATTTACATCAGTGAATGTATTTGTATGAAAAATTTTATTTTCATCTGAAAATATTTTTCGCATTGTGTCAATCATATTTTCCTCATACTGAAATGCATCTACTTGTAATTTCTCAGCGTTGTGTACGTGGTTATGTAACTTATAAGAGTCTGAATATGATTTTATCCTAGTGGTATTATTGATATCAATTTGCAAATCAATTCTATGTGCCTTGACAACTAAAAATTCTGCAATGGAACTTGATATCTGATCTCTATTTACTCCTTCATCGTACCATTTTCTCCAGACTTTACACCACTCAATAATTTTTGGTGTCAATCTTCTCCATATAACACAATTAATTGTTTGATCAAAAAATTTGAGGGGGAAACCTATTGACTTGATACGTCTACACATATCAAGTATTTCATCTCTTGTAGAGAACCCATGTAGATATAATTTTTTGAATTCATAAATGAGAGTTCTTCTTGTTGGATGTCTTTGTAATACGAAATCATGGTCATTGAAGAGAACATAAGAGTACTCAATTAGTTCATTTGTTATAGGATATGAAGCATCAATCCACACAGTAGTCTCTTCAGCATCAAAGTATAAGTGTGGACAATGTTTAGGGTGATATGATTTTCTTACTGGACATTCTTCTTCTATCTCTATGTGTCTATATTCCCACCCCTCAACCTCTGGTTTTTCACCATCATAAAAACATACAAATTTTACAGACTCATATAGTTTTTTAAAATAACCTAGTTGTGTATCTGATTTTGGTGGGGGTGATAATTCATCATACCCATTGGTAATAGAGGTGTAAAATATCATCCATTCAATTTATCTTTTGGTTTGAGTTGACCTGATAATTCTCCTAGTTTTCTATTTGTAACATCACCAGGTTCACGAGAGAACCAACCTGTTGCAATGTATTTTGAAACATCACCTGTAAGGAATGCTCCTCTGTGCACATGAGTGTATGCTGCAGGCCATAATACGACTGTGCCTTTCTTTGGTTGAAACGATATTTCTTGATGAAAAAAATCTGTTGCTCCACCATTTTCCATGGGCACATCGTTGAGATAAATCATCCATGTCAAAACTCTATCACGGTATAAGAAAGAACCATTTTCTGAATGCCAAATATGATATCCCCCACCAGAAGTTGTCTTTTGTACCTTACATGTCCATGATGATACAGGATCTGATGAATCTAAAATACCTTTGTACTTGTCTGCATAAATTTCAAACGCTCCACCTACTGCCTGATTGACTTGCATCGCAAGAGCAGGGTCACAAATTTCAAGATATAATTGTTGATCTTTTCTACCCAAAGCACCTTGATTAAATTGTTTACCCCCATCACCTAGTGGTGATAATGTGAGTTCTTTACCTCCTATCTCTGTAACCTTGACTTCCTCTATATGTTTTTTCTTATACCAGAACTCAAATGAATCTATGATAGCATCACAGAAATCCCACTTCACAAAATTATCGAAGACACCTATTGCACCATGGTCAATCATGCCAGTGAAATCAGGTTGTTTGTGTTCATCATGGATTATAACTTCAGGCACCATGTTTTGCTTCCTCCTTTCCTTGATTTATGTAGACTACTGGTGGTATTCTACCACAATATTCATCTAATTGCATCACCTCTTCTATCTTGACATCAGCACCATTCTCTCTCCAAAAATCTGTAAGAGCATGATTACTATTCTTATGAAAAATTTCTATGTGTTCTTCATGAATAGCAGATCCCATGTCTAATCTATAATTGAACAGAGGGGTAGCATATGACTTGCCACTGTCGAGGATCAAGTCTTCCGAGACTGCTCTTGGTCTGATATTTTGGTCAAGTTTCCACTGGTGTTTCCTCCCGTGTAATTTGAGGAGTTTAGTTGCATGATGACGAGTAATAAGGTAGCAAGCAGCAGAAAAGTCATTGATAAATCTGTGATGTAATTTTAATGTGATACCATTAGGATTTATAATTGTTAATTGTAAGCAATCAAAAGCAATCGGAACTCTTCTTCTTATATCTTTCCACGTAAAATTCCAATGACTTGCTAGTGATAAATCAACATCATCTTCCATAATAATTATTTCATCATGGTCGGTCTCCTCTACAAAATACTTGAGTGCAGACAGGTGTGACATGACACATGCTATCTCTCCATCATTCATGCTATGTGGAACTGTGCCCTTGAGATATGACTCATACTCTGCACCATCAATACCAGAGATTCTATGATGATCTTTGATCTCCCAATAGTCAAATTGTTCTTCCATGTATTTCTTTCTCTCAGGAAATCTGTCAAGATTTATCCACAAGACAGGAGGGAAGTGTGCTAATTTGAATACTGCTTTGTTTCTATCCATTTCTTCTCTTGATGTAATCTGCCTCTTGATAATATTTCAATAAAGATTTCTTTCCTTTTACCTTAAGTTGTTCCCACAATTTTTTATTATCTTCACAGTATGGATTGTTGAACCATGAGTTTTTAGTTCTACCATGCTCAAGATGAAATACATTTTCAGTCAATCTTGCAACGCTTGAAAGAAGATTGAATCTAAAATGTCTTTCATCATCTTCGTATCCATACGCTATAAAATTTTCATTTTCACCACCTAATTTTTTATACTCCTCCGTATCAAAAAATTGACAGAACCCATATTTGGCATCCCACTTCCTCAATCTTCCATTGAATGATTCAAAATTGAATCCACTATTGACAAAGGCAGTTGCATGTTCGTCAGCGATGTGACATTGATACTGATACATACCTATGCCATATGGATAAACAACTTTTACAGGTTCACCACCCTCCACGTCAGGATGCACCCACCCTTTTGATATCATGTTAGTTGCATTGATGTATGAGTCAAGTGGTAATATGATATCACTATCATAGTTAGCGACCACTGGTGTATCCACCATCCACAACATGTCATTGAGTATCTTTGTCCTATGAAAAGTAAATTCATCACTCTCTTCAAATATATGTGTGATACAATCCAACATCTCTGGTTCTAATGCTTGCTCTAAGAGTGGTTTTACATCACGTAGATATACTGATTCTTTATCTACCTCTTTTAAGATAATTTTACAGGCAAAATTTCGAGTAAGATATATCAATGTGGTTATGATATTTCTCATGCGATCAGCAGTCTCAATTCTAAGAGGTATGATGAACGTACATTTAGAAAGATCAAACCTTTTTACTTCTAGTCCCTCTATCATATTACCTCCCAGTTGTCACAGTATAAATCTGATGTGTCATGTGCTGCAGTATATCCATGACCAAACCATTTCTTTGGTGCAATGATTCTCTTGTCAGGATTTTTACTCAACCATGACCCCCACCATGAGAAGGATGAGTTGGCAATAATAAAATCAGAACACATACTCATCATGCACAAGTCTGCAAGATTGTCACCACCTTCTGAGATAAGGAACCTGTCATCAGGGAACTCAGTGCCACACCATTTAGGATCATCAGAAAAAATAACCACTGTGCGACGTTTATCAAACTTTGACAATGCAAAATCATAGTATTCTTTGGGGCAAATTGGGTGATTATCACAACCATAATCACCATGTCTAACATGCAAAGCGATAGGATCATCGACAGTGTTGATCATATCCTCGCATGGTACTTTGATTTCATTTTTGAATTCAAAGTCTTCTCTTATTTCATTTTCTATGATATCAAAATATTTTGTGCTTTGCAAATACCCATACACATTGTGATTATCAGGCATATTATCATACAAATTTTTATCAAAATGAAAGTGTGCCTCTTGTACATATGTGCCTGCACACACACCTATGTTTGTCAAACCCTTTAGTTTAAATGCTTCAAACAATTGATGATCTTGATAGGGATCTTTGAAGTCACTTGGTGGTATCATAAAATCATAACCACGATGAGCAGCAATGCCTCTGAGACCTGCATACTGAAACATCTGGTTGCCTAGTCTGCCATGTTTTCCTAGGTGGTTGAATCCTATTGTCATAATAAATGTTTCTTCTTCAAGTATTCAATTTCCTCTGGTATGAGGTGTTCATTTGATCTTTGTGTTTGGTTTTGATGTTCTCTGTTTGATATATGTATATCCTTTAGAACCACAGGGTTTCCAAGCATGGTGTACAACCTATAATACATATCGCAATCCATCAACATGATTAATTTCTCGTCAAAATATTCTCCAAGACCATTTTTGATAGCAAGGATTGAAGGAGAACTTAGGGTATTGACACCCTCCAATAAT